TCGCTTAAGCAACAATACTTTACTTCCCTTTTGGACTTCGTCCTTAGCGAAATTAATATGTTGGCGTGTAAGATCGAGGTTTACAACATCGTTAAGAAGCAAGCCAGCGGGCTTTTGGAAGTCAGCAGGAACGGTGCCCGTAGGTGCTCGAACCTTGGCGTTCGAATCGTCCATAGCTGAGCCAGAAGCGGCTGCACTCACATCAAAAGTCACAATTTTGCCCCTGTCTCCAGTTTCATTCATGAAGAAACTTAGGTCTGTGAGGTGTTCAACTCTATCTGGTTTAAGTGCCATTTTTTTTATTCTCCTGTTTCATTATTGAGAACATAACTATTTACCCACTCACGAAGATTGGCGCGGACATGAGTAACCTCGTCCTCTGATTCCTCAGAGGCGACTGTCATGTCGATAGCTTCTTCTACGGATGCGGTTTCTAAAACTTCTTCATCAACCACTTCTGCTTCGTCAGCGTCTACTGCTTCAGCGTCTGTTGCTTCTTCGTTAGTTTCTTCAGACTCATCTGCTTCGGCTTCAACGTCGTCACTTTTGGCATAACGCTTCATTTTAGCCTTTTTCTCTTCGTCTTCTTCTTCTTTCTTCTTAAACGGATTTTCTCCCGCAGCTTCCTTAATGGTTTCAGCTACAGCTTCAAACTGTTCTTGAGAAAGATTTCCAAAAACTTCAAGTTTAGCAAGTGCTTCTTCTTCGGAAAGACCAGCCTCAATAAGTTGAGCTTTTCGCTCGGCTTGAGACTTCTCTTGTTCCATTTTTTCTACCAGATCTTCTGCTTGACTGCGCGCTTCAGATTCTGTTGCTAGAGATGTCTCTAACTGTTCAATCTTAGTTGTTGCAGCAGAAAGCTCTTCACCGGCTTCGCTGAGACTTGCAGAAAGGGCTTCTACTTGCTGCTTGAATTCAGCAACTTGATCTTCCCATTTCCCAATATTTGCTTCTGCAACCTTTGCAGTAAGTCTTTTATTTTCAGCCTCAACAGCAGCGAGGGCTTCTTTAAGCTCTTTGACCTGATCATTCAAAATATCATTTGACATATCAAGATTCTCCTGTGGATTTGTGTTGGAAAATACATAATTTCCTACTCTAACAGATACACCATTATCGTTGGAAAACAGGTTTTTCGTAAAGGAAGCATTAGTAAAATCAAAGGAGTAGTCACTGTCAAAGATAATACTGTCCGGATTTGCTGGCTTTTCAACAAAGCCTTTTCCAGAAAATGTAATATTTTTTAAGAGTCTACCTACCTTATGTTCTTCATACTGACCGCTTCCGCCGTAAGCTCGCAAATGTCTGCTTAGGAAAGCTGTATCATTGGTTCTGGCTACAATATGGTTCTCGTTGTCGGGGGTGACAACAGCATAGTCAAAGCCTTTGAAAATACATTCCATGGAGACAAACATCTGCCCGTCTTCAATTTTATTAATGAGATCTTCTGCTCTGGCTTGATATTCCGGGTCTTGCCATTGATTGTAAATTACAGAAGAAACTAAAAGATGATAAAAGTCCGGTAAGTTATCAAGACTAATGTCCTGATCGATCAGCTTAAGCTGTTCGTCAACCGGCCAAGTACCTATAATTCCGCCAACTATTTTCTTTTCGTCATGCTCTAAGTTGGCTGGTTTATATGTGGGTGTTTGTTTAGCGGCCCAAACTTCTTCCTGAGAGAAAACATCGTCGTTTTTATTCCAAGAAGTACTGACTAAAATAGAAAACGTTCTATATACGTCTCCGTCTTTGTCCCCGGCGGTGGCCCTGATATCTTTTATAAGTTCTTCGCTAAGGGTTTGGCCTTTTTTTGCCGGGTTCGCTGGGCACAACTGTGATACATATGCTAGGGAAGCTTGAGATCTTATCTGCTCCTCAAGACCAGCTTCTCGTTCAGCATCAAATATAATAATATTGCTCATATATAAATTACCTCTAAGATAGCTACACCAAATAAGTGGTTTAATAAAACATTATGACTTGAGGTCCGCATAGAAAGCCGCTCTTAGGTTTCTAATCTCTTCGATACCAAGGCGTCTACCAATTTGATCAGAGGCTTCATCAATCCAAGAGTTGCACTCTTCGTGGATGTGGGAATCACAATTATCATTTATAGCGGCAAAAATGCACTCTTGGCTGATGTCTTCGCCCGGTTCTAGGTTGCAGAGTATTTCAAATTTCATCATTTCTGATTGTCTGGTTTCGTCACTATTTAAGCTCCTCATGTTTTTCTTACCAAAGCCCTTTAGAATTTCAGAGTTAACAGCTTCAGATATTTTTTCTTGAGCATCTTGAGCCCATATCTCTATAGCTGCTTTCTGTTTCGGTTCTTCTTTCTCTGGGGACCAAATCACGAGAATTCTTTGGCCTTCCGGGCCCCTGAGAGTTCTTGTCCTCTTGGTCGTCAACAAAAGGAAGCGTCTTTTGTTTTTCTTTAGGCTCGACCTTTTCTTTAGGCTCGACCTTTTCTTTAGGCTGTCGCATTTGGAGGGCGGGCTCTTCCCCGTCTTTTCTGTCATCAAGGTCTAGGCCCACCTCACTGGGAGTGGCTACGCCAGTTTGCAATGCAATCTTCTCAAGAGAGAAGTCCTTGTCAACCGCATGGAAGGGGCTAATTTTTTCAGACATAATACCGGCGTTCCTTCTCTTGTTTTCATTGGACAGGCGCTTTCTTTCAACGTTGGGCTTGGCCTTTACATTTCTCTGTACGAATTCGTCACTGATGATGTTCCTGTCGGAAAGGTTGATCATGAGCTGTGTCATGGATGCGGGGTCGTCGAGATACATAAAGTCAAATTCGACCTCTGCTGGAAACCTAAAACCCATGGATTCTTGGACCATTCTAAGTTGTGCGTTCCAGAATTCTAAAAGAATGTTTCTGGCATAATTAAGTCTCTCTGTTAGTGTTTTGAGAGATATAAAATTGTTAGTAGTTCCTGCTGCGCCAAAGGTGCCCGTGAGGGTTGGAGGAATGCCCAGACACGCATAAATAGCCATAAGGGTAGGCTTGTATTTTTCTTCGCCCAAAAACCTCTGGACATCAGTTCCTGTTTCTATTAGCTCAATGTCAGGACCCCAGACAATATCCATTGTGCCACCACCAACATTTGTCCCCAGTATATCTCCAAGTGCTGAGGCAGCAGCGGCAGTTGGTGCCAGCTTGTGCTCTAGATTGCCAAGTTTCCAGACCCTAATTTTTGATATGGCCCCATCAAGGGCGGCTTGGTCAGCAAGCTTAAGCTTTTCATATAAAAGCAAGTCTTTAAAGCAAGCATAAGTCATTGGGTCGGCCCATTCTTGCCAGTCATCCTTTTTGTAATTAAACATAAAGGTCTTGTCGGGAGGAAGAAGTATTCCAGAGCTTGTCTGGGAGGCCCTTATAACCTCCTCTGGAATCTGGCTTAATACTATAGCATCTTCTGGCTTCTTGCTAATTTGTAATCTTCTAATTTCTTTCTTTAAGTAGTTAGGTATCTTCATTTTATAGAATTGGGTTCCTATCATGTTAGAAACCACACCCCCAACGGGGTCTATTAAAAGAGGATCAAGAAAAAGATACTGCCAAGGAATTTCTCCCTTTTGGAATTTTTTATCTTTTATTATCGCCTGCATATCCGGAGAAGCTATGGATTTTTGCATGTTTAGTCTTTTTTGCTTACTGAGCTTGGCAGTCTTCATCCTTAT